TTTTGCGAATTCTCCATGGACTGGTTTCTCTTCTGAAATGTATCCCTTGTTCATATTTATACTAACTCCTAATTCTTTCATAACAGAAACGTACTTTTCCGCCACTTGTCGCGACATGATCGCTACATCGTCTCCAAGGATAACATACTTGTTAAAGTATGGTGTTCCCGCACAAAATCTTATTATAAGATGATGTGTAATGGCAAATGTAACCCATGAACTTAAGGCTCCTAAAGGTTGTCCTACAGCCCACTTTATTGACCAACCCTGTGGTGTAGTAAATATTCTATCTGATATAACTTTTGACCATAGATCACCTATTTCTTCACCGAAAATCTTAGTGATAACGATTTTCTGTATGGAAATCGGCAATCTATCTGTCGCAGATGAAAGATCAAATGAGTAACAACATCCCTCCTCGTTAGCTATACGAACTACGTTCTTAAAGCCATCGTCTTGGGAATATGTTGCATCATTATGAATCCTTTTAATCTTAGACATCAAAACGTCATGGATTGTTTGTAGTGAATTTTGGGAAAAGTAGTCAATTATGGCAATGTTACGCGTTTTACCTCCTCCCTCGCACAGCTGTGAAACACGGCTATGTAAGTAAGAAGGATCAAACATGTTAACACTTTCATTCTTAACTAACTCCTCAAAGCCACACAAAGAATCGTAGACGATTGGGTTTGTTATATTAAGTAGTTTCTTTACTGCATTATACAGAGGTTTATCATTAAAGAGTGCAAGGAAATCTTTATGGATGTTCTTAAGGGAAGGGCCATTTGGTCCATTACTAGCAGGAAGATATCCAAAGGATTCAAGTAGCTTGTTTCGGTCTAGTGTTACTGACCCTACTAATGCAGAAGTTGCAGGAAACCCGTATATAAATGTTTTGAAATTAAGAAGAAGTTCTTCAGGTACATGTTTTCCCGGTAATGTTATTGCCGAGTAATCATCATCTGCAGGTAACCTAATTAATTTGTAAAGGTTTAACAAAGTTAATCCTAAACGTTTATCATAGGTAGTTCCTTGGAGTAATGGTAACAACGGTTTTAGCAAAACCGGAATATTCATTGTTCCTTTAATAACTTTTCTGGATGGTTTAGTGGTTATCATCAGACCGATACTTATCTGTATTCCGATCCGTTGTAGCTCTTTAAACAACCTTATGGTTTCAACGGGGCCTTTATTATCAAGTTCTTTGATA